CATAAGGAGACTATAATGGCTATATCACAGGCAATGTGTACGTCTTTTAAGAAGGAACTATTAGAGGCAAAGCACAACTTTTTAAATAGTGGAGGTAATACTTTTAAGTTAGCCTTGTATACATCAAGTGCGAGTTTAGATGCATCTACCACACAGTATACAACAAGTAATGAAGTATCAGGAACAAACTACACAGCCAAGGGTGGAACCTTAACAAGAGTAGACCCTAGCACATCAGGCACAACGGCTCTTACAGACTTCTCTGATCTTACTTTTAGCAATGTAACTCTAACAGCCAGAGGAGCATTAATATTTAATGAAGATACTACTGGTGATACATCTGTATGCGTTTTAGACTTTGGGGCAGATAAGTCTGCATCCTCTGGTGACTTTACCGTTGTATTTCCAACGGCTGACTCGAGTAATGCGATAATAAGGATAGCTTAATGGCATTTGTAATAGCAGATAGAGTTCGTGAAACGACAACGACAACAGGTACAGGGACGATCACTCTCGCAGGTGCAGTCACTAACTTTGAAACTTTTGCTGCTAATCTATCTAATTCTGATACCACCTATTATGCTATTGTTGATAATACCAATAGTGATTTTGAGGTTGGTGTAGGAACATTTACAGCCTCTGGTACAACACTAGCACGATCTGTTATAGCTAGTTCTAACAGTAACAATCTGGTAGATTTTGGTGCAGGAACTAAAGATGTGTTTATCACAGTGCCTGCAAGCAAGATTGTTGTGGAGGATGGCAGTAACAATGTTGCTATAGGGGGAACTGTAACAGCCACAGCTTTTAGTGGTAGTGGTGCAGGTCTTACAGGTGTTGACGTAGTGAACGATTCTACTCCTCAATTGGGAGGAGACTTAGATGCACAAAACAATGACATAGAAAATGTAGGAATAGTTGAAGCAAAGGCAGACGCAGGGATTTATGGAAGCTCATCATCTCCTGTAGAATTTACAGTTACTGTGGCAAGCAAAACATCTGCACATCCTTACAGTGGGGATGGTAGTGGTAACGCATATTTTATAAACGGTATAGAGTCACCTGCTATAACATTGCATGGGGTAGATTCTACAACATCAAACTCAGAGTATCACTACAGGTTCACTCTAAGTTCTAGCGATATGTCTAGTCATCCTTTTAGACTTTACTTGGATGCAGCAAAAACGACAGCATACACAACAGGGGTTACAACAACTAGCACATATCTACAAATAGCTGTAACTAAAGATACTCCCAAGATTTTGTACTACCAGTGTAGTAGTCATGGTTACATGGGTAATTATGCTATTGTTTTAGGGTCAACAAACTTTGCTGATGGAAACATCACGAATGTAGGTGACATATCTTTAGACTCTATAAGCCCAGACGCAACAGACATAAACGTAGCCGTGTCCGATAACTCAGCTACAGCTTTTACAATAAAACAAGGTTCAGATAACTATCTCGTTGTCGATACAGGGAACGGTGGTGAGTCTGTAGCAATAGGCACAGGTGTATCAGGAACTGCCATATCCATAGGACATACAACATCAGAGACAACAGTAAACGATAACCTTACAGTTACAGGTGATTTAACAGTTAGTGGCACAACTACAACTGTGGATACTACAAATACAACCATTAAGGATAGCTTATTAGAGCTAAACAGTGGAGCAACCTCAAACTCTAACGACTGTGGTATAGTTATCGAAAGAGGTTCAACTGGTGACAATGCTATATTAATGTGGGATGAGAGTGCTGATACATTTGTAGTGGGAACAACTACAGCCACTGGAGCATCTACAGGCAACCTAACCGTTACAGACGGAGCTTTACAGGCAGGATCACTAGACATATCTGGTGATGTAGATGTGGACGGAACGCTTGAAGCTGATGCCATGACATTAAATGGCACAACGATTACAACAACAGCAACGCTATCAACAGGCATATCAAATGGTAATGTTTTAGTTGCAACTAGCGGTGTCGTTGACAATGATTTTTTAAGAGTTGATGGAACAAGTGTTGAGGGTAGAAGTGCATCAGAAGTTGCAGATGATATAGGGGCAGCCACTAAAGGTTTTGCCACGGCAATGGCGATTGCGTTGTAAAGGAGGTTGAATGGCACAAGATTTTGAAAGAGCAGTAGCAAAAGACAGTAGTAGCGATATCAACATAGGAACAACGGCAAGAGCCGTTTTTGACTGTGACTCTGACGATGCAATAGTCGGTATAAGAATGGCAAATGTAATCACCTCCCAGATCACTGTGGACTGCTTTGTAAGAACGGCAGCAGCAGGGGGTAGTGATTTAGACGTATATCTAATAAAGAACGCACCCATACCATCTGGATCAAGTTTAGAGTTGATAGATGGGGGTAGTAAGATAGTCCTACAGAACGGAGATCAGTTATTTGTAAAATCAAACACTGATGCGTCTTTGAATTGTTATGTTAGTTTTGTGGACGCTATTAGTACATAGGAGGATTAATGCCACATATAGGTAATCAAGTTGGTTCTAGTTTTTCATCAAGACCTGCAACGCAGGAGTTCAACGGAAATAACTCTACAACGGTCTTTACGTTAAACCAGACTGTTACTCAAGAAGACATCATAGTTAGCGTTGACGGTGTAATACAGGAGAGTGTAGACGCATTTACAGTTCCTAATGGCACTGACCTTACGTTTACAGAGGCTCCGTCAACTGGCACAGGTAATATATTTGTTATTTATCTTGGTGCTACAGATGTAAGCACAACAATACCTGTACAGAACAAAGGCAACTTTAAGAATGGTGGTATGTTTAGAGTTAACTCACAGACTGTAGATGTAGACACAACGATAGAAGCAACAGAGAATGCCACAGCCACAGGACCTTTGACAGTATCTTCTGGCATAACCATCACAGTAAACTCTGGAGGTAATCTAGCAATCATATGAGCAACCTTCTAGTACAGAATATCAAGCATACGAATGGCACTACGGCTATGACTGTGGATAGTGCAGGTATTGTAGATGTGCCTGTAAATAATAATATTACCCAGTTCACTAAAAATGGAAATCAAGATACCTCTTCTGCATCAGCCGTTACCATGACGGGTTGGTCGCAAATGAATAGCCAATCAAACTTTGGTTTCCAACAAGTTGGTACAGCATGGACTGAGAGTAGTGGTTCTTTTAAAACAAGTAGGCTTGGCGTATATAGAGTTTATTTAGAGTGTCATATACAAACACTTACAAGCACAGGACCTAGATATATACAACTAGACATAACGTATACACCTAATGGTGGAAGCTTAGTTGGCGGTGACATCTATAGTAACACACCTTATACAGGCGATACTACTTATGATGTGCATACAAGATGTAAATATTACAATATTACTCATGTTGATGATGTAATACTTACGAGAATAGGTTCAGTTCAAAATATAAGAGTAAGAGGTGGAGGTGCTACTGAATTTGATACCACTCTTATGTTTGAATGGTTAGCACCACCAGTATAATAGGATAAACAATGAGTACATTAAGAGTAGACAGCATACGAGGACAGACAGCAGATGGCACGAATAGGTATGTGGTGCAGGTAGTCTTTGGAGCTTTAGATTCAGATGTTAATTACTCTTCTACAGCAGTGGCTGATATATTTTCTTTATCAATTACTCCTTCCTCAACGTCTAACAAAATTTTAATATTTGGAAGTATGGGTCACTATATTAACAATTCAAATGCTACAGATTCTGGTGACTATTTGATAAAAAGAGGGAGTACACAGGTTTTTGCTACAGATACTGATTTAGGTAGATTTGGTTATTTTAGAAGTGATGGTCATATAAAAACATGGAAGCCTATGATGACATTTCTTGATAGTCCTGCAACAACAAGCTCCATAACTTACAAATTAGTCCATGACCCTCACACCTATAATAGTGGAGGAACATTTGGAAAAGATGTAACAAGTTTAACCCTCATGGAGATTGCCCAATGAGTACACTATCCGTAGACACAATACAGGGTAAAACTACGGCTAATACTGTAGCTATGCCAAGTGGTTCTGTTATTCAAGTAGTCAATACATCAAGTTCTAATCAAATTTCAACAACATCAACATCTGATGTTGACACAGGAATTTCTATAAATATTACGCCTAAATTTAGCACAAGCAAATTATGGTGTTTGTTCTCATCCAGAATATACATCAGTCAACATTCTCAAGAATATTTTGTAAATATAAAAAATGGAAGTACAATTATTGGTGGAGGAGCTACTTTATTTAATGGGTCAAGTGGAGACAGAATTGCTGAAACGTGTAACATTCAAGGTTTTCATAGCCCAAATTCTACATCTCAACAAAATTATAAAATTACTCATAGAATAAGTGGAGCAACAGGGTATATGATGCCCAATTCACATCCTTTTGATACACCTTTAAACTTTGTTATATTAGAAATAGCACAATAGGAGAAAAAAATGACAACAATAGCACAAGCATTAACGAGTTTAGGAGTTACAGAGTGGGTTCTTAGAGGAGAGCCTACAAATGAAGAAGAGTTTAACCAGATGTTTCGTAAAGTTACAGGAGCAGACAGCAATGGTTCAGCTATCGAAAGTGCAGACCCAAAGGACTGGGGCGTAACATATGCACAGGTAGCAGGTGAAAAGACATTACTGCAAAGCCGTGAGCCAATGCGATTGCTTCGTGTAGAACGAGATAGGCTACTGGCAGAAACAGATTGGACTGCGTTAGGTGACGTAACCATGTCGAGTGCTATGAAAACCTATAGACAAGACTTGAGAGACTTACCTGCAAACTCTGATCCAAAGTTAGCGAGTGATGGTACATTAGACATGAGTAGTGTAAAGTTTCCAACTAAACCAAGCTAGGAGTAAGAAGTGCCGTTAACGAGATTAGGACATGGTGCATATCCAAGTGGAGCATTATTGCAAGTTCAAAGAACAAGACTCACAAGCGTCAACACACAAGCTCTTGCCCAAAACACAGTTGTAGCTATAACTGGAATGTCTGTAAATATTACACCAAAATTTTCAAATAGTTTAATTCGTTTAGATGCTCATTTTTTTGGCGAACTTGGAGAAGAGGGGAATACCTACAATAATATGCTTTCTTTTATGAGGGATACGACTGAATTGCATGAAAATGCGGTGGGTACGAGAAACTATGGCTATGGTATGCTGACAAGAACATTTCAAGGAACGGATGTTGGCTCTACTCCAGAAACAGCCAGTATATTTGACTATGACACTCCTAGCACCACAAGCCAAGTAACCTATAAATTAGCTATTAGAGTTTATAGTGATGGTTCTGGAACAGATACTCTTACAATAAACAGAGTAAATACGGATGAAGACGCACCTTATATTGAATATGGAATTTCACAGATATCAGCAACGGAGATAAAACAGTAATGCCATACATAGGAAAAGCACCAAACCAAGGCGTTAGAACACGCTTCATATACCAAGCCACAGCAGGGCAGACATCTTTTAGTGGTTCAGATGCTAATGCAAACGTCTTAACATATACAGATTCCGTTTACTGTGACGTTTTTCAGAACGGAATATTATTAAAAAGTGCTGAAGATTATACAGCAACGTCTGGTACAACCGTGGTTCTAACCACTGGTGCATCTCTGAATGATGTAATCGAGATTATAGTGTATGACGCTTTCTCCATAGCTAACAGCTACACCAAAGCAGAATCAGATACACGCTATCCTTTTCTTGGAAACGACAGTATAATACGAACCAACGGCAACAGTATCACGGCAGATATAACAATACCCAGTGGTACAAACGGATTGTCAGCAGGACCTATAACAGTTACTAATGCTACAATCACAGTCAACGGAGTGTATACAATAGTATGACCAGTAGATTATTAGTAGATAAGATTGAGGGTAAGACTACATCTGGAACTATTCAGATGCCTAGTGGTTTTGTTGTTCAATCAAAACTTCATCAATGGAATACAGAAACTACAGTAACTTCAGAAACATTCACTGATATAGGGGGTTCTTCTTTTACCTTTACTCCAAGATTTTCGACAAGTAAGTTGCACTTGAGATTTGATGTATCTTTCAATGCTCAAAGGGCTACTTCAACAGGAACTGGAGGGTCATTGAAACTGTTGATGGATGGCTCAAATGTTACTGGTGTTCCAACACAAGGTTATAATTTTTATGTAAGAGTAAATTCTGGTGATTTTACAGATTTGTATGCCCCTTATTCTTTTGAAACAGAGATGTCTGCAACGAACACAAACGCAAAAACAATTAAATTACAAGCAAGAGTTTACGCAAGTGGAAACACTCCAATTGCAAGGGTAAATCAAGGAAGTTATTATTACAGCACTATTAAAGTGCAGGAGATAGCAGGATAATGGCAAGTGAACTTCATGTAGATACAATAAAACATTCTGGTGGAACAACTGCCTTGACGATAGATAGTAGTGGAAATACAACTGTTTCACAAAAAATTCTTACCCCTGCAATACCTGTTTTTTGGGCGTATTCTAATACTACCAGTGTATCAGGAAACAACACAGCTATTGTTTTTAATTTAACAGATTTAAATAATGGAAATCATTACAACACTTCAACAGGAAGATTCACAGCACCAGTTGCAGGAATTTATGAGTTTAATGTCCAATGTCTTTTTCGAAAATTGAATACAAACTCAGGTTATGGAGAGATAACACTTTTTAAGAACGGAAGCAATGTTAGCGTTAGGGGTCTTGCGTATGGTGGAGAAGGAGATGGTGATAATGCTCATTATAATACTAGTTTTGTTTATAGAATGAGTCTTGCAGTTAATGATTACGTTCAGCCTCATACTTATTATGTTTCTAGTGGTTCAGACTTTTACCTTAACCAAAGGCTAGCACATTTTTCTGGACGTTTAATAGGATAACCAATGGCATCAATACTTAAAGTAAATACCATACAAGACGCAACGAATAGCAATACGGCTCAAACTATCGACAGTAGTGGACGTATTCTTTACCCCTCAAGACCTCACATTTCTTTTCAAGGAAATCCCTCACAAGGTAACTATACAATAGGTAATAGTGAAACTTTAGGAGCAACAAATGATGGAAATCCTGCTTGGGTAACTGATGAAGCATCATACTCAACTTTTGGAGTATCTATCAATGACATAACTTATAACTCAGCAACAGGAAAACTTACACTCCCAATAACTGGACTTTATGTAGCATATTTTCAAGTATATAGTAATGCTGTTAATAGTTATAGATTAAATATGCACCTTACTCTTTCTGGTGGGTCAGCACAAATAATATCAGCAGGACATGTTCCAACTGGGGTTGGAACAATTAGCACATCACATATGTTCAAAGCAACAGCAAACAGCACTATACACTTTACACAATCCTCTGGTGCAGATAGAACAAACTATGGTGGTGGATATCACGAATATGGATACATTTATTTATTAGGATAACACCATGAGCAAAGCAGCAGACTTAGCAAATCTTATAGGCAACATCAACGCAGGGGGTGGTGGCGTAAACAAAAATTTGTTAATCAATGGCTCAATGGCAATTTCTCAAAGGGGAACAAGTCATACGACAGCAACTTCATATACTTTGGATAGATGGAATATAAGCGAAACTACAGACGGAGCAGTAACAATAACACAAGATAGCTCTGTTCCAACTGGCTCTGGTTTAGCTAATAGCTACAAGTTAGATGTTACCACAGCAGATACATCTCTAAGTTCTGCTCAAAGAGTCTTTCCCCATCAAATAATTGAAGCACAAAACTGTCAAATTTTGCAATATGGAACATCTGAAGCGAAACCCATAACTCTTTCGTTTTATGTTAAAAGCAATGTAACAGGAACATATACAGTATTGTTCTACAATAGTGATGCTAGTAAACACCAATCTGCTACTTACACAATAGACTCAGCTAACACATGGGAACAAAAAAAGATAACTATACAAGGTGACACAGCATCTGGTTTTAATGATGACACTGGAGCAGGACTAGAAATATCATGGTGGTTAGCAGCAGGTTCTGCTTACACGAGTGGTACTCTTGGAACAGGTTCTTGGCAAAGTGAAACAGCAGCAAACAAAGTAAGTTCAAGTAATGTCAATATTATGAGTAGTACTGATAATGAATGGTTTTTGACTGGCTGTCAGTTAGAAGTAGGGCAAAACGCAACGAGTTTTGAGCATGAGCCTTTTGAGAGGACGTTGGCTAAGTGTCAGAGGTATTTTTATCAATGGGTTGATGGTGCAGGGCAAAATATGGGGACTGGTGCTTATTATAATACTACTCTTTTTATAGCACATCTTGATTTTCCAGTCACAATGAGAGCAAATCCAACTGGTTCTTTTGTAACTGGCACTGATTATTATAGAATATGGAGAAACGGAACTTATGACGATGTGAGCTTGGTAAGTAGTGTTGTAGCTAATGCTAGTACAAAAGGAACTTCAATTGACGTTTTAGGTGGCGTAAGTGGCACTGCTGGTCATGGGGGAAGAATATTATCTCTTGTTGATGCTGCAAGGTTTGCATTTGATGCGGAGCTATAATTATGAATAATATGAATATTACATCTGCCAAATATTATGCTGATATGACTGGAACTAATGTGTCTATAAGTGCAACTATTGACGGACAAACAATGTCTGTTCCACTAGACCCTGATAACAGACATTATGCAGAAATACTAAAACAAGTAAAGGAAGGCACACTGACCATCAAGGACGCTGACTAATGCTTGGCTTTAATGCTATATCAGAAGTCTCTATTGCCGAACTGCCAGGTGCTTTTGTACCAGTATCAGGACAGGTAGGAACATCAGCTTTAGGTAGTGTTGGTATTACAGCAGTAGGTGCAGCCAATCCCCTAGGCGTATCAGCCACAATGGTTCTAGGATCATTGTCTAGTGTTACAGGAACAGCCAACGTATCAATCACAGGATTATCAGCTATAGGTGAGCTAGGAAACGAAACAGTGTGGGGATTAATTATTCCAGACGTAGGAAACACCTATACAAACATAACAACAGGTGCTTCACAGACATGGACAGAGATAAATACAGGAGCATCTCAAACATGGACAGATGTTATACAATAAGGTATAAAAGTTACATATAACTTTTTGAGGAGAAGCAATGCCAAGTACATATACAAGCAACGGTGGTATAGAAAAGATCGGTCTTGGTGAAAAGGCAGGAGCTTGGGGAACCACCACAAATAACAACTTTGATATTATAGATAGGCTAACCAACGGAGTTGGAGCCATAACACTTTCTGGAACAACACACACATTGACAACATCAGACGGAAGTTTATCCGATGGTATGTTTAAGGTTTTGGTTTTAGGAGGATCACCTTCTGGAACAAACACAATAACAATAAGTCCTAACGATGCAGACAAGTTATACTTTGTACAAAATGGAACAAGTCAGACGGCTACATTTACGCAAGGCTCTGGTGCTAACGTAAGCATAGCAGCAGGTGAGGCAGCTATAATATTTGCAGATGGTGCAGGATCAGGGGCAGCAGTAACAGACTTGTCAGCTTTGTTTCCTTTGAAGTCTGGAGTGGCAGCATCATTCACAACAATAACGGCAGGCACATCTATATTGCCTGATACATCTGGTGGAGCAGATATAGGCTCTGCATCGGCTGAGTTTGGAGATATATACATAGCTGACGATAAAAAGATTAAGTTCGGTTCTGACCAAGACATAAGTGTTGAATACGATGAAGACGGTACAGACAGTCTTTTAATATCAGGTGGTGATGTAACCATAGCTGATGACAAAAAGTTATTCTTTGGAACCGACAAAGACGTAAGCATAGAGTATGATGAGGATGGCAATAACACTATGCTAGTCACAGGTGATGTTGTGTTTGCCGATGGATCAACCTCTGTTGATATTAAGTCACATGATTTAAGTTCTAACGGACTAAAGCTAGATGGCACTTTGGTTACAGCTAGTGCTGCTGAGATAAATAAATTAGATGGTGTAACACGAACAACGTCACAAATAAACTCAGCTAGAGATGGCACTGTGACATCAGTAGCAACAGGTAGTGGCTTAACTGGTGGCACAATAACAGGCTCTGGCACAGTGTCTCTAAAAAACAGTTTTTTAAACAATACGTCTTCAGCAATATCCTCAAGCACAACAACGAGTTTTACGGCAAGCACATATCCCACGTTTATTTCTGGTAGAACAGTAAGCACTGGTGGTGGCGATTTTACAGTTACTGTCGGTGGGCAAGCACATACTTTAAGTATGAGAGATGGTGATGGAGGCACTTATGATGTCTTTGCTACTTTACTGCCAGCAGGTGCAACTATTTCTGGAAACTCATTTACTTATGTAGCTGTGCAACTAAGACCAGGTTAATATGCCATTACAAAAATTACAATTCAGAGCAGGTATAAATAGAGACTCTACATCATACACTAACGAAGGTGGATGGTTTGATGGAGACAAAGTACGTTTTAGAAATGGACTGCCTGAGAAGATAGGTGGTTGGACAAAGTATTCTGATAGTCAGTTTGTAGGAACCTGTCGTGCTTTGCACACATGGACAGCATTAGATAACACAAACTTTATAGGCATAGGCACAAGTCAAAAGTACTATCTTAACGCAGGTGGTACTTACTACGACATAACACCTCTTAGACTTACTACAGGTGGTGGTGATGTCACTTTCTCTGCAACAAATGGAAGTGGAACTATACAAGTGACAGACACAGATCATGGGGCAAACCTTAATGACTTTGTTACTTTTACGAATGCAGCAGGATTAGGTGGTAACATAACAGCAGATGTTTTAAATCAAGAATATCAAATATCATCTGTTACAGCGTCAAACACCTACACAATAAATGCAAAAGATACTAGTGGCAATGGCGTGGTGGCAAATGGCTCAGACACAGGCAATGGTGGCAGTTCGACAGTAGGAGCGTATCAGATCAATGTAGGACTAGACGACAACTCATACGGCACAGGTTGGGGTGCAGGTATATGGGGTGGTATATCTGGATCAGCAGCAACTACAGCAATAAACGATGGAAGTGGTCTTACAGCTTTAGCTACTAGTGTAACAGTGGATTCGTCAGCTAACTTTGAAACAACAGGATACTTGCTAATAGGTAGTGAGATAATCCAGTACACAGGAAAAACATCTACGACATTTACAGGTCTACTTAGAGGATTGTTTGGAACAACGTCAGCCTCTCATGCTGATAATGCTACAGTCACAGAGGCACTAGGTGGTTGGGGTATGCCTGCTACAACAAACGTAGCAGGAGCTTTGTTGCGTCATTGGTCACACGATAACTTTGGTGAAGACCTAGTTATGAACGTTAGAGATGGTGCGATATATTACTGGGATAAATCAGGTGGTACATCATCAAGAGCCGTAGAGATTTCAACATTAGCAGGGTCTACCAATGCACCAACAATAGCCAAAAAGGTAATAGTTTCTGAAAGAGACAGACACGTTCTAGCCTTTGGTTGTGATAGTGAGACAGCAAGTGGTACACAAGACCCACTATTGATTCGTTTTGCATCACAGGAAAGTCTTACAGAATGGAATGCCCTTCCTACAAACACAGCAGGAGAGTTGCGTATTGGTACAGGGTCAGAGATTGTTACAGCCGTACAGACAAAGCAACAGACACTTGTTATTACGGATGTATCAGTACACGCATTACAGTTTATCGGACCTCCGTTTACATTCGGTATTACAGAGGTTGGTAGAAACACCACAATAATATCTGAGAACGCTGCCGTGGCTGTAGAGGAATCTGTATACTGGATGGGATACAGAGAGTTCTATGTTTATAATGGTCGAACACAAAAGCTTGTATGTCCTGTGCAAGACTTTGTGTTTAGTGATTTAAACAGAGATCAAGATACTAAGATTGTGGCAGGTCAGAACAGTGCATACTCTGAGGTATGGTGGTTCTATCCATCATCAAGTGCAACAGCTAACGACAGGTATGTAGTATACAACTACGAACAAAACATCTGGTATTATGGCACTCTGGCAAGAACAGCGTGGGTAGACAGAGGTGTGTTGTTGTATCCCATAGCAGCCTCAACAGATAACTATCTATACTATCAAGAGTTTGGTTTAGATGATGGATCGCAGTCACCTGCATCAGGCATTACATCGTTTATAGAATCAAGTCAGGTTACTATAGGAGATGGAGATAAGTTTTTCTTTGCAAGTAGGGTTATACCAGACATAACCTTTAGAGAGAGTACAAATGAAACACCACAAGTAAACTTGACGTTAAAGGCAAGAAGATTCCCTGGCACTACATACAATCAGACAGATACAAGCTCTGTTATACAGTCGGCAAGCACTCCTATAGAGTTATTCACTGAGAAGGCTGATATACGCCTCAGAGGGCGTTCTTTTGCTCTTAGGCTAGAAAGTACAGCAACAGGCGTTTCATGGCGTTTAGGAACCACTAGAGTTGATCTGAGGCAGGATGGTAGGCGATAATGTCCACAAAAGTACCCATACCATTCTTTCCATCGGCTCCAAACGAGTATGATGCAAACTATATAACACAAATCGTAAGAGCCTTTGCGATATATACAGAGCAGCAAAACGCAGGGGGAGAGGGCAGAAACACAGGTCTAGTCTTAACTAATCTACAGGCACATGACGATAACCTAGAAGTGGGGTCATTGTTTGACCATGATGGTTTTGTGAAAATAAGTAGAGTAGATAGACCACATCCAAGAGGCAGTTTGGGAACGACAGGACTAGGGTCGGTAACTATAACACTACCATAAAATGGGCAAAAGAAGTAACTTTGAACGTGTAGAGAAAGACTATTATCCGACTCCACTAGAGGCTGTGCATCCTCTTATTCCTCACATACTTGGCTACGTTAAGACATTTGCTGAACCATGTGCAGGCGATGGCTCTCTGATACGTCATATAGAATATCTTACAAATAACCTGTTTGATATTGACTATATTAGGTGCAACTATGCCTGTGATATAGAGCCAAAGGATGATGGCATACACGAAAAGAATATATTTAATCTTCTCCCCAAAGACATAGAAACATCAGACGTAATCATAACAAATCCACCGTGGAGCCGTGATATACTGCACAGACTTATTTATCACTGCACATCAATAAAACCTACATGGTTGCTGTTTGATGCCGACTGGATGCACACGAAACAAAGCACACATTACCGTGATATGTTGAAAAAGATCGTAAGTGTTGGTAGAGTGGAGTGGATTAAAGGAAGTAAAAACACTGGTAAAGATAATTGTTGTTGGTATTATTTTGATAAAGACAACAAGGAACAGACACAGTTTTTTGGTAGACAGACATGAAACAAAAGAAACTAGAAAAAGGCTCCGTGTGGGAAAAAGCTGACGCAAACGGTGATGGCGTAGTTACAGATCAAGAGATGGCTATGCGAGAGCGTATGGTTCTTTTGGAAAACAGAGATAAGAAAGAAGATCAACAAAGATATCTAGTATGGTTTTCGGCACTGACAGTAACAGTATTTATTGTTGTATTAATGACACCGTTAATAGACATGGAGCGTATAGATCACTTGTCTGGCATTGCTGAAATATGGATACTTAGTAACATGGGTATTATTGGTAGTTTCATAGGGTTTAATCAGCTTGCAAGAAGAGGAGCCAAAGATGACGGAAAGAGCTAAGAAAGTAATTAAAAAAGTAGCAAGTAAGCTAACCAAGGCAAGCAAAGCTCACGCAGGTCAGGCTAAAGCCTTGTCAGCTATAAAGCTGAAGAAAGGTGGTAAAACAAAGTCTCGTGTTAATGAGGCAGGAAACTACACCAAGCCAGAGATGAGAAAGCGTTTATTTAACAAGATCAAGGCAGGTTCTAAGGGGGGCAAACCAGGTCAATGGTCAGCACGAAAGGCACAGTTACTAGCATCTGAGTACAAGAAAAAGGGTGGTGGCTATCGCTAAAGACCCTAAAACAGGAACAGGAAAGAAACCGAAAGGTTCTGGAAGGAGGTTATATACCGATGAAAACCCCAAAGATACAGTCTCTATTAAATTTGCCACTGTGGCAGATGCCCAAGCAACTGCTCGTAAGGTTAAAAGAATTAATAAGCCGTTTGCTAGGAAAATCCAAATCCTCACCGTCCTCGAACAAAGAGCCAAAGTTGCAGGCAAAAACAAGCAAGCCCAAATCGCAAAAAAAGCCAAAGAAGACATCAGAGCCAAACACAAAACCAAAACGAGGAAGACCTAAAAAAGATGCCACTAAAAAAGTCACAAAAAAGTCTTAAGAACTGGTCTAAACAAAAATGGCGTACAAAGAGTGGTAAGCCTAGTTCTAAGACAGGTGAACGCTATTTACCTGAGAAAGCTATAAAGGCACTATCTTCACAGGAATATGCAGCTACAACACGAGCTAAACGTAAGGGTACAAAGGCAGGTAAACAGTTTGTCAAGCAACCCAAGAGGATAGCTAAGAAAACAAGGAAATATAGATGACAGTTATACAAAGTCTGATAGCACCTGTCACAGGGTTGCTAGATAAGTTTATTGAAGACAAGGATCAAAAGGCAGCTCTCGCCCATGAGATAGCCACTATGAGCCAGAAACACGCTCAGGAACTAAGTCTTGCCCAGATAGAGGTTAACAAGGCTGAAGCACAGTCAGGGTCATTGTTTAAGGGTGGTTGGAGACCTGCAGTTGGGTGGGTCTGTGCGATTGCGTTCCTATACCATTTTCTCCTAAAGGACATAATTATGTTTGTCTGTGCCTTCGCAGGTGTGGATATACCTGATTTACCAGAGTTTGACATGAGTACATTGCTTACAGTTTTAGGTGGTATGCTTGGGATTGGTGGACTCCGTACATATGAAAAGCAGAAAGGATTAACAAAATGAAATGTTGGCATTGTGACACAGACTTAATATGGGGTGGTGATCATGATATCGAAGATAGTGATGACTTCTCAATGGTTACAAACCTTTCTTGCCCAAGCTGTGACTGCTATGTGGAAGTGTTTCTTCCCAAAGATAAAGAGTTCTTCAAAGAACTGAATGAATCAGAACTCGTCAACTAGCTGTGAAATTTGTGGTCATGACATGGAGAACGTAGATGGAAGTTTACGTTGTAAATACTGTCAATACTTTTATGATATGCACAAGGAATGGATAGATTTTGTTCGCAAGAAATCAAATGTAAAGGAGGAAGACGATGAAAGATAATTTTGATGAATGCCTTAAAATGCTGCTTCATCACGAGGGAGGCTATGTAAATCATCCTAAAGACCCTGGTGGTGAAACTAATTTAGGAGTTACCAAAAGAGTATATGAAAAATGGGGTGGTACGAAGGACATGAAAGACCTCACGGTTGAGGATGTTGCTCCTATATACAAGAAAGAATACTGGGATCGCTGTAAATGTGATGACCTAGAATCAGGTGTAGACTGGGCAGTCTTTGATTGGGCTGTGAATAGTGGCACTGGCAGAGCAGCCAAAGCTATACAAAAGATATGTGGTGCAGCACAAGATGGAGCCATAGGACCGAAGACATTGGCATTGATAGGCACACAGAATACACAGTATGTCATAGAGGAGTTTGGCAAGATACGACAAGACTTCTATGAATCTTTGAAAACATTTGATACATTTGGTAA